ACTCAAAATGTATTCTTAAAGATTGGCGAAATATATTTAGTAATGGTATTAAATAAAATGAGTACATAATTAAATTATTTAGAGAATATATAGAAAAGTTTTAAAGTTATAGAAATATATTAATTATGTACTCAAAATCTATTCTCAACGATTGGCGAAATATAGTTTATAATGGTATTAAAGAAAATGAGTACATAATCTTTTTTATTCCAAGAATATTATAGAAATGTTTAAAAGTTATAGAAATAATTAATTATAGGCTATGCTACTCAAAATATATTCTCAACGGTTGGCGAATTGTTATTAATAATGATGTTAAACAAAAATGAGTACATAATTAAATTATTTAGAGAATATTTAGAAAATGTTAAAAGTTATAGAAATAAATAATTATAGGCTATGCTACTCAAAATGTATTCTTAAAGATTGGCGAAATATTGTTTATAATGATGTTAAATAAAATGAGTACATAATTAAATTATTTAGAGAATATATAGAAAAGTTTTAAAGTTATAGAAATATATTAATTATGTACTCAAAATAATGTATTAACATTTCGCCAACATTAAAATATAAAGTATCAACATTTATTCCATAATAAAAATATAAAAATATAAAATATAAAATATAAAATATAAAATATAAAATATAAAATATAAAAATATAAAATACAATATATAACATATAACATATAACATATAAAATATAACATATTACGAACAACGAAGAATAGCCATAGAAATCGCAAAATATACTTCCTTATCCGTCTGGACTTCTTCTTCTAACTCCTTTACACAAACAGTATATTCCATTATTTTTTCGTCTATCATTTCGCAATACTCTTCAATTTCGTAATCATATAACCACCATCTATTTTCCATTATAATATTTTTACCCATATCAAATATTTTACATAGTTTTCCTTCTTCGTTTTCCATATATTGGACATTGTCGTTATCCAATTCTTCCATCATCTCACACAATACTTCTCTCATATCTCGAAGTTTATTAACAATATCTATTCCAACTACTATCATACCTTTATCATTGTCTAATACTTTATTGAACTTATAATCGCTCAATAGTATCCAGTCTTCTTCACGGTATCTAAACAAATCGCTTGCATCTTGCTGTAGCTGTAGCTGTAGTTTAGAGACGGGCATCCCCCTTATTTTTCTTTGCGTTAATACGCGGTTAGTAAATTTACTTTGTTGATTCGTCTTTCTAGATTTAGCGGATAAATTATCTTTTTAATTTTTACTATCAATTTTAATTTATAAATTGTTTTTTTAGGACAAATAAAAACCAATTATAAAAGTATTAAAAATATTGATGAGAAAAATATTTAATAAAAAAATAAGTGAATAAATGGTACTAATATTTATCTACTACTAAAAAACTCTATTTTACTTTGTTACTTGTGAACACTATGATAACAGCGATTCCCCTTTCGGTTCTTGACAATTGTCACTGTTTAGCAAGGTGTTTTATCATTTTAGCGCTATAAACTTTGTTTTTTCCCGTATTGCAGGGTAATAATAATATACTATTACTATATCAATTTTAATGTATAAATTATTTTTTTAGAACAATTTTATGCAATAATTAAATATTTAGAAAAAATAAGATAATTCTTAATAACTATTTAAATATATTAGGAATATCTTTAATATTCTATAAGATGAATAAAATTGTTCTAAAAAAATAATTTATACATTAAAATTGATAGTAAAAATTAAAAAGATAATTTATCCGCCAAACCAAGAAAGGCGTATCACAAAAGGCTAACAAGCTACCAGCGTATTAACGCAAAACGAACGAAGTCAAACGAAGACAAAATGACAAGACAATCCCGCAAGATGAAAAGAAGAGTGCATAACAGAGCACGTATTATAAGAGAAAAGTTCTTCGAAGACCAAAAGAAGAGGAATGAAATTATCGAAGAAGAAAAAAGAAAAATAGAAGAAAAAATACAGACAGAACTGGACGTGTGCCTGGGGGTAACTATCGCTTTAATGCGGTTGTAAATTATATGTTATATGTTATATGTTATATATTTTTATATTTTTTATAATTGCAATTGATGATATATATAGGATTATTTAATAACATTATCAAGTTTGATAATGGAAAGATAGTATTATAATAAATTGTTTATAACTTATTTTAATACTTTTATATTCTTAAAGATTGGCGAATTGTTCTTAATAATGCTACTAAAGGAAAATGAGTAGCATAGCCTATAATCTTTTTATTTTAAGAATATTATAGAAATAGAATTGTTACGAATATGATATAAGATAAAAAAAGTTCTATTTTTTAAAAAAAAGTGTTAAAAATGATACAATTAAATTTAAAATGCATTATCCACCAAACCAGAGGTGAATCACAAAAAGCTAACAAGCTAACGAGGCAAAAAAATGCTTATGACCGAAAATCAAAAACTGCGACTGAACGCAAGAAACATTTTTAATGGTTCTTCTATTAATATTAGAGAGTTCAAGAAAAAAGATGTGAGTATTATACGGGATGAAGGAACAATTGGAAAATACGAAGAAATATTGAATACATTATCGCTAATGCGTAAAGATTATATTATTCCTTTGACAGATTTGGATCTAATGCGATATGTTATTAAAAATGACGAAAATGATATATTCGAAGAATCAAATTATAAGATATTCAATTTAGGAGGGTATGAAGCGAATGGACGCGAATGGATATATAAAAGCGAAGTTGATGATTATTATTTCATTATTGATAATCAAATTAAAACTTATTATAGATATGTAATCTATGTTTCATTTGATGAATTATATGTCGACAATTTTAAAATAGAAAATATGGATGATATTCATTCTAAACAAAAAATAGAAAAATATGTGGAACTTAAAAGAAACTTGGAAACCGTTATGACGAAGTGTGATTATATCAAGACTAAACATGAATGGGATATATTTACAATTGATTACATTGAGAATAATAACGAAATGGAATTATTAATTGAATCAGGATATTTAATTTATCCTCTAACCGAGCACTATACGGAAGGTAGGCGATGGGCTTATATGTGTCATATTAAATGTTATCATTTAGATATTTGTAATAAGATTGACGAATATTACAAATATCTAAATGATCTTAATGTAAATGCTGGAGTAGCTCTGGCTCTTCTTCTTATGCGTTAAGATACAGTAGAATGTCATAGAGGTCGTGTTATAATAGTAGGGTAAAAAATAAAAAAAATTATTAGTTGTGTGTATAATATAATTAATAATTTTTTTTATTTTATAAAGAATAAAATGAGTAGCATATCCTATAATTTATAATTAGAAAAGTTTAAAAGTTATAGAAATTAGAAATTATGTACTCAAATAGTATTCTTAAAGATTGTCGAATTTGTTATGAATAATGCTACTTAAAAGAAATGAGTAGAATAGCCTATAATCTTTTTATTTTAAGAATAATTAGAAAAGTTTAAAAGTTATAGAAATTATAAATTATGTACTCAAATAGTATTCTTAAAGATTGTCGAAATATTGTTAATAATGATGTTAAATAAAATGAGTACATAATTTATTTTTTCCAAGAGAATGTAGAAAAGTTATAAAGTTATAGAAATAATAAATTATGTACTCAAATGTATTCTTAAAGATTGGCGAAATATTGTTAATAATGATGTTAAATAAAATGAGTACATAATTTATTTTTTCCAAGAGAATGTAGAAAAGTTATAAAGTTATAGAAATATATTATTATGTACTCAAATGTATTCTTAAAGATTGTCGAAATATTGTTAATAATGATGTTAAATAAAATGAGTACATAATTTATTTTTTCCAAGAGAATGTAGAAAAGTTATAAAGTTATAGAAATATATTATTATGTACTCAAATGTATTCTTAAAGATTGTCGAAATATTGTTAATAATGATGTTAAATAAAATGAGTACATAATTATATAGGCTATGCTACTCAAAAGTATTCTAAAAGATTGTTAAAAATAAAGTATTAGTATTTCTAAAATATATAAATTCAAAGTATCCATATTATGCTACTTAAGGAAAATGAGTAGTGTAGTGTATAATCTTTTTATTTCAAGAATATTATAGAAAAGTTTTAAAGTTATAGAAATATAAAAATATAAAAATATACAACACATATATATATACACATATACCATTTTACATATACCATTTTAAGTATAAAGTGCGAGAGCGAGAGCAACAGCAACACAAACATCTTTCGCCATCTGTATCTTTGCCTTCTCATCTTCGATAACCTTTACCATAGTATAGTATTCATTAAGTTTCTTTACAATTATCTTATAATATTCGTTTATCTCATATTCGTATATCCAATTCCTGTTCTCTCCCAAATCATAATTTCCAACATAATATTCTCCAATATCAAATCGTAAATATTTTCCATCTTCGTCATTGTATTCTTGCAAATCTTCTTTCATCATTTCCAAGGTTTGCTTTACTCTCTCTATTTCATATAATGCTTCTGTTCCAGTATATTCATTAATATATTTATTTTCATTTATCTCATCATATACAACATCTAATCCTACAATCTCTTTCTCGTTTTTATCATTTGTTTTTGTTACAAAACTGAATGCTTCCCAATCCTCTTTTTGTAAATCATTTTTTGAAAACAAATTGCGTCCATCTTTATGCAACTCGGATCCGTATATCGACATCTTCTTTGTCTCTTCTTCTGCTTCTGCTTTTTGCGTTAATACGCTCGTTAGTCAATTGACTTTGTTGATTCGCTTTTTCTTGGTTTTGCGGATGATATATTTTTTAAATTACTATATCAATTTTAATATTTATATTATTATTTTAGTACAATTTTATCCAACATAATGAAATGATTAGCGAAGCCCATAATCTTTTTATTATAAGAATATATAACAAATACTCTAATCAACTTCCAACATAAGAGCGTCGTACTCGCATAACCTCTTTGAAATCAACGTATAATACTCATTGACTTCATACTCATAAATCCAATTCCTATTCTCTTCCAATATATAATCCCCTACTTGGTATTCATCCATATCGAATACCATATACTTTTCATCTTCTTCTTCATATTCTTCACATTCTCCCATAATCTCTTCTAATGTTTCCTTAATTTCTTTCAACCGATTAATAAAGTCTATATCTTTTACAACCCTATTGTTTTTGTCGTCAATTATTACATCAATACTTGTTTCTTCAATTTTTTTAAAGTCTTCTTTGTAGTTCTCGAACAAATCGCGTGCTTCTTTCTGCAAATATGTTCCATATCTAGGCATTTTGTTTTCTTTTAATTACTTCTTATTTCCTATTCGTAGATTAGCGTTAAATATACAGTTAGTCAATTGACTTTGTTTATTCACCTTTATTGGTTTGGATGATGATAATATTTTAAATTTATACTATCAATTTTAATATTTAAATTGTTTTTTAATGAGTAGAATAGCCTATAATCTTTTTATTTTAAGAATATTTAGAAAAAGTTTAAAAGTTATAGAAATAAATAATTATGTTCTCAAATGTATTCTCGAAGATTGGCGAATTATTCTTAATAATGATGTTAAACAAAATGAGTACATAATCTTTTTATTTTAAGAATATTTAGAAAAAGTTTAAAAGTTATAGAAATAATTAATTATGTACTCAAATGTATTCCTTAAGGTTTGTGAAATAAATTATGTACTCAAATCTATCCTTAAGATTTGCGAAATATTGTTATGAATAATGCTACTTAAGGAAAATGAGTAGCGTAGTGTATAATCTTTTTTTTTTAAGAATATTTAGAAAAAGTTATAGAAATAATAAAAGAATTTATTATCTGGATATTTATGTTCTATTATTTGAACTATTATATATAAAAATGATAACAATATTTTTAAAAATATATCATCCGCAAAACCAAGAAAAAGCGAATCAACAAAGTCAATTGACTAACAGCTTATAAGCCGTGTATTAACACGCGAAGGAAACCAGAAAATAACTATGACACTATACGGAACAGAATTACAGAAAGATGCCCGTGATTTGTTCGAAAAAAAAGATTATGAACAACAAGAATATCAAAAAGTAATATATGAGATTAAAGCCGACCATAATAACGAAAGGTATATTACTGGAAAGGATGTTGCTGACGAAATGATAAAAGTAAAATACCTATTAGAAGAGATGTTTGACGATTTGGAAGATTATGATGACGAATATGATACATATTTGATATATAATATGGGGAAATATTATGTAGGAGATTATGATTTGGGAAAGAACACATCATGGATATACGAATATGAGATTAAAGAATATTACAATATTATTGAAGGAAAATTAAATGAATACTATTCTATGGAAAAAATTATTGAACACGAAAAGGCGAAGATACAATTGGAAAAAGATGTGTGTTTAGGCGTTGCCCTCGCTCTTATGCGATAGATTATATTATATATTGTTTGTTATATATTATATGTTATATATTTTTATATTTTTGTATTTGGTATTCATAACATTTTTATTATTTTTTTAAATTGTTTTATACTATTTTTCCTTAAGTAGTATTAGTATATTACATAATATTTATACTAATAATTTTTAATAACAAGATGTTTTGTATTTATCTCATCACCAACTCTTCCTGAATGTATTTTGAATTTATATTTTTTTTCATATTCATCTACGATATAGTCTTTGTACAATTCTTGGATAAAGTCAGTTTTTCCAATTACCATTAAACACTTTATTTTAGTCTCTTTAAAACATTTAGCCAGTTTAATATGTTCTTCTTTTCCAAAAATACAATATCCATAATCTGTAAATTCACTATCATATGGTGGATCAAGGAACATAAAGTTATCATTATTATCATAATCATCGAATATCTTCTCAAAACCTTCATTGAAAATACTAGTTCGTTTTAACAATTCTTCATAATTCTTATTATTAACTTCTTCATAATTATAAGTTTTATATCTACCAAATGGTATATTAAACTCGCCCTTCTTATTATATCTTAACATACCACGAAAACAAGTTTTTCGAAGATAATAAAATCTTTTAGCATTATCTAATGTTTCTGTTATATCATATGCTCTAACCTTATAATATGTTTCTTCGTCATTTGGATGTTCCTTCATAAAGTTATAAATATCATTTGAAAAACCATTCTTAATAGATGTATAAAATGAGATAAGTTCTTTATGTAAATCACTTATAACTGCTTTATTTGGGTTTAAATGAAATAATAATGCACCACCACCAACAAATGGTTCAATATATGTATCATATTTTTCAGGTATATATTGAATAAACTTTTTAATTTCGTCTTTTTTCCCACCACTCCATTTAATTATTGGTTTTAAGGAAGGGCGACTTTCTACTAATACTTCTGACATTTATTAAGCAATAATCTTTAATATATATATATAAATCAATTTTTATATAATACAATACAATACAATATTTCACCAATCTTTAAGAATACTATTTGAGTACATAATTTTTTATTTCTATAACTTTTAAACTGTTCTATATATTCTTTGAATAATTAATTATACGCTTACTCTACTCATTTTATTTAACATCATTCTAAACAATATTTCGACAATCTTTAAGAATACATTTTTGAGTACATAATTATTTATTTCTATAACTTTTAAACTTTTCTATAATATTCTTAAAATAAAAAGATTATGTACTCATTTTATTTAACATCATTCTAAACAATCTTTCGACAATCTTTAAGAAGACATTTGAGTACATAATTAATTATTTCTATAACTTTTAAACTTTTCTATAATATTCTTAAAATAAAAAGATTATGTACTCATTTTATTTAACAGCATTCTAAACAATCTTTCGACAATCTTTAAGAATACTATTTGAGTACATAATTAATTATTTCTATAACTTTTAAACTTTTCTATAATATTCTTAAAATAAAAAGATTATGTACTCATTTTATTTAACATCATTCTAAACAATCTTTCGACAATCTTTAAGAAGACATTTGAGTACATAATTAATTATTTCTATAACTTTTAAACTTTTCTATAATATTCTTAAAATAAAAAGATTATGTACTCATTTTCCTTAAGT